TCACGCCTCCAACGCCTTCAAGCACATAGCGCGCTCTGACATGCGCCGGTTTGTGAGCCCCCGGATCACCCGGCCACCTGCACGGTTCCAACGCGGGAGCTCATTGCAGGCCCCTGTGAGATCGCCTGCATTGGCTTTGCGCAGCAATGTGGAGCGGCAAGCGGCGGCGGGGCCGATATTGTAGGTCCAGGAGACCAGAGCCACCTTCATGCCGATGGGCACATCAGCGGTGAGGCATCGATCCAGTGCCGCCTCATAAGCGATGATCTCGCGGGCCAGCATCGCGTCACATTCAGCTTTGCTGTAACTGTCACCGGGGCGCACGCCCTTGGTCTCACCATAGCAGACGGTCCAGACGCCGATGACATCGCGGTAGGCTTTTGTCCTGAGGCCCTCCCACTGGCCGATAAAGCTGATCGCGGAGGCGAGGGCCACACTGCCGCCAGCCAGCACGCCAATGGTGCGTTTGCGCACGGCCCCGCTTTCATCGCGCCGGAAGGCCGCCCACAGGCCAGAGGTTGGCTGCACCAGGATCCGCGCCGGGATGGCGATGAGGTTCACCAGGGCGGCAATCCCGGCAAAGACCAAGGGATCGAGGCCCAGAAGATCCGGGCTGACCAGCGAGACGAAGACCGGCAGCACCGAGATGACAGCGGCGAGGATCAACAGCCGCACCGACCAGGCGCTGGTGAGGGTGGTTTTCCAATTGGGTGTGAGTTTCATGGGGATCTCCATGGCAATAGAGCCCGCAGGCGGGCTTGGGATGGTTTCAGAATGTGGAGGGATCAGCGGATCGGCAGGCGCTCCATGCGCTCGAGCCGGTTGTCGATCTTGTTCAGGGTGGAGAGGATCAGCGACAGGCGCTCATCCTGACGGGCAAGCGCCGTCTCATTGGCGCGCACCCGCGAGGTCAGCGCCGCTTGGCGCGCTTCAGAAGCGGTGAGATCCACCCGCAGCCCGTTGATGGTTTGGGATAGACCAGCGGTCTCCCCGCGCAAGGTGGCCACCTGAATGCCCACCCAAAGCCCTGCGCCAACCAAGGCACAGGCCACGGTCCATGCGAGGGATTTGTTCAATGTTATCCCACGGTCGCTATTTTCAATCATTGCCATGTACTGCTCTCAATTTGGCGTCAAAGGGAAGAGGTGCGGTGCCGAACCTAGTACGATCACGCGGGCCAATAGCTGTCCTCCGCAAAGTCTGCGGGGATGCCGTTGGGATCATCCTTCAGCAGCCAAGACGCGCGCGAAACAGCTGAGATCAACGCGGCCCCCTTCATCCAAAGCTCATGCATCTGGGCGGGTGTGAGTGCGTGAACCACATTTGCGCCATCGCGGTATTGCATCAGGTCGGTGCTGCCAGCCTCGATCATCCCTTGGGCGATTGTGCCGAGTGCCAACAGGTTCTGCCGGTCCGATGCGTCCCCTTCGACCACAATGGTTGCGTTGTACCCCGCCACGGTGAATGGCTGCATATGCAGCCGCCGGTCGCGCTCTGCATTCACATCTGCGCCTGTCGGGGTTTTCGGCCTGATCGTGATAATGCTCATGTGACGGGCTCCTGTTCTGGGGTGGCGGGCTCTTCCTCAACCGCTTCGTCTTCAGACGGCTCGGGCATCACAAAAGGGTTCTTCGACCCGACGCCATAGTCTGCGCCCACGCCATCGGTCAGATGCGCCTCATCGACGGCCCAGCGGTCTTGCTCGGAAAAATCTGTTGGCAGCTCTGATCGATCAACGATCTTGTAGGGCCGACCTGTCGGCACGTCCTTGGCCGCGATTTGCTCTACCGTGAGGCCGCAGCTGGTGACAGGGGTCAAGATAGCGACCCCGCCATCTTCAGTTTTATAAATGATCAATGTGTCTGACATGTTTTTACCTCGTGACTTGCACTGAGACCACTTCGGGATCGATGGCCAAGAACCCACCAGTCCCCTGATTTGTGTATCCGCATCTGACCGCAACACTGGTGGCGGTACTGTTGGACGGATCAGGGCAAAGGGAAGCGACTGCGGCGGTTGGGGAGTCGACGCCAACAGTTCCGGAGGTGGCGTAGTTCGTGTCACCCATCGATGTGGCAAGGTTCACGGCATAATTGCCCTGCCCATTCCGGACCACGGACGAGACGTTGTGAGCGGCACGAATGGCACCATTTGCCCCATCGAAGTTCACCCAAGCCTTCACCGCCTGATTTGCATCGATGCTAAAAGCGGTGCGCCTCGGCGTCATAATCTTGTCGTTATTGGTCCCACCTCCGGCTTCGGAGTTTGTAGCGACCCAATATCCAGCAGCTCTGTCGGCAGACAGTGCACCTTCGACAACTGTGTCGCGAAAGAGCCGAATGCTTGAGAGGGTTAAGTCCAAGACATTGATAGTATCTACTGACTGACCCTTTGTGGTGTTATTTGCCAACTCAAATGCGAGACGAGCGGTGTTGCCGTCAGTATCAGAAACGATGCGTGCAGCAGATTGGGCTGGTGAGTCATTGTCTGGTACTCCGCCCTGATGGTTAAAGGTCAGATTGCTGTTCCCCTGACCATCATTGATTGTGAGGCCAACCGAGCCAGAACCAGCTCCTGCAAGAATTTTATTCGCCGACGCCATCCCGCCGACACTAAGATTGCCGGTGATGTGGCCACCTGTTTTGAGCAGATAAAGGGTGGGATCAAACCCCACGATCTCGGCCGCCTCTTGTCGGCTGGCATAGGCAGCAGCGGCATAGGCTTGCGCCAGATCTCTGGCGGCTTCCGCACGCACGGCAGCAAGACTTTCGGTAAAGATCGCAGGAAGCCCCGCGACCTTTTGCCAATCACCTGCAACCCGCTCGTAAACCCCAGCCTCTTCGGCATCGCTGATGACCAGGGCAAACTTGCCATCCGCCACCGCCGGTCTCGCCTGCAGCACCGCAAGGGTCTCATTGAACGACGTCAGACTGCCGCTCCCCGCGAGGCTTTCCGTTGCCCGCATCCAAGCCAGGAAGTCATCCCGTTCCGGAGCATGCGCTGATCGAGGAGGGTTCCCGTAGAGAACCCCCTCAGGTGTAAGTGCCACCATGATTGTCACCTATGCTGTAAATGTTTCCGAGGCCGACCAATCAGAGACACCAAGCCCGTTGGACCGGTTTCTGATTTGCACCTCATAGTCTTCGCCAGACACCAGATCTGACACGTTGAGCGTTGTTTGCTCACTCCCCACTGCGCTCTGCGTCCAGAGGGGCAGGAATGAGAGCCGCCGATAACGGATATCCTGAAGGTAAGCCGGGCTTTGCGCGTCCCACTCAAACGTGGCCGCGCCATTGCCTGCAGTCGCGACGTGGAAGCCCGATGGGACCGGCACGCCCGTTTGCCCTTCAACCGCCTCATATGTCGGGCGCGCAGGCTCCTCTGCCGCCGTAAATGCAAAGTCATCCGGCTGCACTGTATTGGCAGAGAGCGAGAACAGCCCGAGGCTTTCGCGCGCCATCTCCCCAACCTCAAGATAGAGATCCAGCCCCAGTTCAGGATGCACAAAGCGCACAAACCGATGCGCACGCCCCCCAGATCGGCCCCCGAGGATCTCATACCCCTTCATGCCGATGGTGCCCCTCAGTTGATACTGGGCGTGCTTTGAGCGGGCCAAGCGCTTGTTGAGCCGGGCCGCCTGGAAGTGATTGGTGACCATGAAGATCTGCGGCTGATCCGTGACAGGCTTGGCCGCAATGCGCGCCACCCAGGCCCCGCTGGGGGTTTCCCGCCACCCATTGTCCGGCTCGGTATAAAGCGCTGCGACCTCATCAGGCGCATCGGCCCCATATTGACCCTCGGTGAGCTCAAACGACAGAAAGTCATCAGGCCCCAACGTCAGCTCAGGCTCCAGCCAGCGCCCGACAGTGAAGCCAACTTTGCCATCCGTGCGATCATAGACAAAAGCATCACAGGCCGTGGCCAGTTGTGCGCGGTGGGTCTCATAATCCTGCTCATCAGACAGCGTGCCATTCAGCTCCCATCTTTTGCGGGGAATGCCAGCCGCATCCGGCTCAACGAGATCACAGGCGTCTGCCTCATCCGCGATCTCATCCCAATCGACCTCCCGCCCCATGACATTGACGCACCAATCCGCAAACACCAGGGCCGCATTGGATGAGAACTTGTACTGACCGTCACGCGGATCATAGAGATCCTTCTTCCCATCCAGCACCGGTGAGTACTGCCACTGACGCCCCCCAGGAAACACCTGCGTGTAAGACTCGTTTGGCGGTCGCGCCGCCCAGATCACAGCCCCGGCCAGCCCCTCAAAGTCAAACTCTGAGGTGATCTCTGCAAAGGCGGCATCAAGACCAGCATGCACCGCTTGCCCGGGATCTCCGGTAAAAACATCAACGCGCCCATAGCCTGCAATTGGGTTTTCCGAGATATTGCTGGCGTTGGTGTCCACCGCATCGGTAAGGCTGACAATCCGCTCATCCAAACGATGCTGAACCACGCCTTTGATCGGATGCGCGGCGAGTATGGGAACATACCAGCGTTTGTCATTTGCAAACCCGGTAAATCCAATCGGGCCGCCCTTTCTCGTGCGCCCATAGACCCATTCCGCATAAGACACCGGCTGCGCAAAGTTCACCATGCGCTCAATCGGAGAGGCATTCGCCGCCGCAGGCGACGGGGCCAGTTTGGCGGCCAGGGCCGAAAGACCAATAGCGACCACAGTGCGCACCACAAACCCACCCACCAAAGTGCCCGCAAATGCAGCCCCTGAGGCATAGGCCGCCGTGGCTGCCAGCGCCGTGCTGGCCCCAACCCCAAGTGCGCCGCCCACAAAGGCCACAACAGGGGCCGCCTCCGCCGGTCGCGGCGAGAGCATGGTGGATCCCAGTAAGGCGGCGAACAATACACTACGCGTCATAGCCAACTCCCCAGATGGCCAGGACCTCAAGAACACCCGCAGGTTTAATGGTGGTCGTGCCGCTGAGACCTTTGCAGCCCCACGCCGTGCCCAACCAGATGCCGCCGCAGGGCGCATGCCGCCCCTCACCATCGCGCAACATCAGCACAGCGACATCCCCCGGTGAAGGCAGGCTGACGCGCGGCAAACCTCCAATGGTGTCCAGACAGGCTTCCACCGCGTCCACGGGATGGCGCAGAAAGCCGGTTTCGCGCTGACAAGATCCGCGGCTGTCATAAACCCCACGAATAGAGGCCGCGGGATCTTTCCCTGTGACCCGCAGCACCCAATCCGCCAGGCAGATCATGCAATCCGTCTCGCCCCAGATGAATGGCTTGGCCATCCAGGCATGCAGCTCTTGATACAGTGGCGTCATCCGAACAGTTTTTCCTCTTCAAAATCCGTGGTGGGCATATGTTTGAGCGAGGGGTTGTCATGCCCGATCAGCTTGGCGTGCCCTTCGGTGTTGAGAACGATGCGCCGGGCGGCGCGCCGGTTTTCCGTCCAGGCCTCAAACCCCAGCGTGATGGATCGATCCTGCGCGCCGCTCACCCCAAAGGTCAGCGAGCGCATGGTGCGCTGCATCCACTGAACCGGGGCGACCTTGGGCGCATAGAACTCCTCAATCGAGGCGCAGGGCTGCACATAAAAGGTGATCTTGCGGCCCGCGATATAGGCAAAGCCCAGTGCTTTGACCTGCGCGATCAGATCGTCTGCATCAGGATCCTGGAAGAACGACAGGGTGACAGAGCCTTCCGGCGCTTGTCCGTCCAGCGCGCTCCCCAGGCTCGAGACCGAGGCGAGCTGCGTGCCGAACCACTGATCCCCGTTGACGTCAACAAAGACCCCATCCGTGCCAATGATAAAGCGAGCGGGCCCGTCTGGCGTCTCAATGGCGCAGAGATCCAGACCACCTTTGAGTGTGCCACCGGGATCAAAGCCCTCGGGAAAGAAGCTCATCGGTTCAATACCTCTCGGAAGCTCAACCTGGGGCGGGACACCATCGCCAAACCATAGCTGCTGCGCCCCATTCCCTCCTCGACGGCCTCAAAAAGCCCCTGTCCCTGCAGGCGGATCGGATCTCCCCTGGCAATCGCGCCCCGCAGCGGCATCTGGATCTCCAGAGCGCACACACCACCGGCCCGCTCTTCAACGGATGTCACCACAAACGGCCACATCTGGTGGCTCATGATTTGCCCGGGTCTGGGACTGTGTTCGGCACCAGAGATCACGATGCGCGTTGCCCCCGCCGGGGCATCGCTGTCGGCAAAGCACAGCGGGTCATGCGCAAAGCCAGCCCCGCTTGCGAACAGGCCACCACCTGCAAAGCCGAGCGGTTGCTGAGATCGATCTCCGTCAAACCCCACCGGGTCGATCATGGTGAGCTTGTAGATCCCAAGTCGTCCCTGGGCTTGCGCGCGCACCGTGCGCCACATGGCCATCGCAGCCGTATCCAAAAACAGGCTGGGGGATCCGATCCAGCGCGGGAATTTGTTGAAGACAACGGCGGAGTTGCCGCCGGTGGTGTCGCCATTGGATTGGCCGCGCCAATCAATATCCCAATCCACCTCCACGAACCGCAACAGCTCGTGAGGCACCGTCACAATGGGGCGTTTCATCAACCCTTCCTATTCAAGTGATTTTGCAAGTTTCCGGAGGTCTTGCGATCTTGCATTTGCATCGCCGCTGAGGAGGTCTGCACGGCAATCGCCCCGGCGATCTGCTCAACGGCAGCGCGCCAGTTTCCATCCTGATCGACAAAGACACGAATATCCGCAACGCCACCGCCAGAAAGCGCGCCTCTTGTGGCTTGTGCGGTTGAGACCCGCGCGCCGCGTGGCAAGTTGACCAGCTCCGGACCTCGCTCGCCCACAAGGGCAATCCCACCTGGTGCCGACAGCGTGCCATTGGCAAAGCCGGGAATATTCTCAAAGACATTGCCAAACAGAGAGCTGAACGCCTTGTTGGCAAAAGCCGTTGCCAGACTGGAGGCCACCTCGCTCAGCGCCTCCTTGAAGCTCTTGGCCCCCGTCACCAAACCTGCAAACGCCGACTGACCGGCGGATTTGACCGACTGCAACTCTTGCGCCAGCCCCTCCACCGCTTCAGAGGCACGTCCCGCACCTTTGCCGCCCTCGCTGCCAAGTGTCGTCAGAGACTCTGTCACCCGATCTGTCGCAATCGCGCCACTCTCGGATTCCTCGCGCGATTTGCGCATGGCCTCGCGCAGCACTTCCATACTCGACAGCGGGCGTTGCGCGGCTTGCGCCAAGACATCCGCCCGCGCCCGGGCGGCATCCGCAGAGGCCAAATAGCCATCTGCCGCCGAGGTGGTCTCATAAGAGGCCGCGCGGGCTTTCACCGACGCCCCGTGCAAATCCTCCACAACCCATTTGAAGCCGGGAATCCCATTCATCGCACCCGCAAGATTGCGCAGGAAGATCGACCAGCGGGTCTGCAAGGTCGCAATCATCTCGTAAAAGCCACTGCTGACATGATCCCAGGTGGCACTTAACGAGGCCCCCATCGAGGAGGCCCCAAGACCCATGCGCTCCCAGACCTCGCCTGCAACGGCTTTCATCAGCCGAAGCGCTTCACCAAACCCGCCCAAACGGCTGATCAGACGCGACAGCTGATAGACCAGCTCACCTGCGCCAACGATCAAGGCACCGATCCCGGTGCGGATGAGCGCGCCCCGTAAAAACACCAGCGCCCCCGATAGGGTTGCCGTGGCCAGTTTGGCCGCCACTAGGGCCGCCACATAGCGTGTGCCAAAGCCAGCCACCGCCACGGCGAGATAGCTGCCCATCCGCTGCAAATTACCTGTGAGCCCATCAATCACGGCCCGCAGCGTGCCCCCCTCGCGCAGACTGTCTGTCATGGCCTTTGCCAGGCGACCAAGGGTGGGCACCAAGGCTTGCGCCAACCGTTGGCTGGCATATTGGCTGACCAGCGCAAGGCGGGCGATGCGATCATTGGCCAGCTCAATCTCAGCCGCATCAACACCACGCACCGCCAGGCCGTAGTCTTCAATATCGGAGCGCGCCTGCCGGATAGCGTCACCGCCGCTCAACATCAAAAGCACCATTTCCCGATTGCGCACGCCAAGATCGCGCAGCACCGCAGAGGCCTCACCCGTGCTCAGCCCCAATGCCTTTATCCGATCCGCAATACGCGCCAGCTTTTGATCCGCATCCGTATCCGCAAGATCCTGCACAGTGAGACCCAAAGCATCCAGCGCCCGCTGCGCATTGCCAGATGTGCCGATTGCGGCAATCTCCCGATCGATGGTCTGAATGTCATTTGTCAGGCTCGACAGGCTGACACCCGCTTCCCCTGCCGCCAGTTCCAGCGCCCGGAATGCCCCAATGGACGCGCCCAGACGTCGCGCCGATTTGGCGGCCTTGTCGAGATCCCGCGCCCCCGCAAGGGCTGCAGCGGTGATCGCGCCCCCCGCCGCCGAGGCCGCAGCCGCGACAGCGAGGAACTGTTTCTTCATGCCCGCGAGAGGCGATTGAACCCGTTTGCTGCCCCGCTCGAATTTGGCGCTATCAAGCCCCAGGTTCACCCGCAGAGCGCCAATCACTGATTTTGTCATGTCACCTCATCAGCGCCCCAGGCGCGCGCAAGCGCCAGGACCATTGCCTTTTGCACCTCAGGCGGCTGCGGTTTGGCCGCAGCACCTTCCACGAATTGCGTAAAATCGGGGATCTGATCCGCCCGCATCAGGGCCGCGACATGCCACGCCAACCAGGACCGATCCCGCTGCTCACGCTGCAGCCTGTCTCGCGCCCCTTGCATTTGCGCGAAGTACAGACGGGGCGTCAGAGACCAGAAAGCCGCCGGATCAAACCCAGCGGCAACATAGGCCCGCAACAAAGCGAGATAATCTAGGCCGCGCTTCCCGCGACCGCCGGGCCGTTTCCCGATGTATCGCCCTCATCCAGTTCCGGCGAGGCAGAGGCGATCACCCGCGAGACAGCATCAAGATCGGCGCTCAAGACGCTGCCCGCATCCTTCAAGCTGGCATCCTCATGGTGGTGCTGCAGGAAGGCATGCATGATGTGGCGCAGGATGACAAAATCCACATTGTCCTCTTCCACCCCCTCAAAGGCATCAAGCGCATCCATGCCCGTTGCCTCTTGGAACGCGATCATCGCATTGAAGTCACAGCGCAGTTTCCAGATCTTGCCATCGGCGGAGACCTCGGTTTCTCCCAGGAATGAGTTCGCCATCATGCCACCGCCAATAGAGGCTTGCCGGAGGGTTTTACCGTCAGCGTTGCCGTCATCTTGTCATTGTTCAGCTCACCTGCCTCGAGGCCAGTGATCACTGCGAGGAACGTCAATGTGGTCGAGCCATCAGGCCAGCCGATCTGGCACCATTGCTTGCCCGCATCAAAAGCCGCCACCAGCGTTTGATACACCGCTGGTGTGAAGTTCAGCACCATCTTGGCCTCGCCGGCCTGTTTGATGCCGGCAATGAACTCCTCAAACTGTTCGGGGCTCTTCAAATGCGTGGCATCGATGGCGTCACGCGACAGCCCCGGTGGCGTGATGCTGGTCACTTCCGCAAGCGCAGGGAAAGGCCCGGCTTTTGCTTCGGCCATTCCAAACGTTGAGTTATAGCCGATATCGGCTTGGGTCTCAGACATGAGCTGTCCTCCAGTTTACAAAAAAATCCAAGGAAACGCGGCAGGGCCGGTCTGCCTCATTCGATCCGCGTTCCGATGTGTCGCGTTCCTCCATGAGAAACACGCCTCGAAAGCCGTCTTGCCGGTAGCCATCCAGTGTCAGCTTCACGGCTTGCGCCAATGCTCTGGCCTCGCTGTAGTGAAGGGCGTAGCAATCAACCTGCACCCGCCCTTGAAACAGACCGTCAGTGCCCTGAAGCGTATGTCCCTGGGTGCCACCCACCTGGTGCAAGGCAATGGCCGGGTAGTCATCGCCTTGCGGGCGCGCACCCCAATCGACACGGTTGGCGCAGAGTGCGGCCACCGGGGCTGAGGCGCGCAAGATGGCGCGCAGTTCAATATGCATTGCTACATCCTTTTGGCCGCACGACGCTCAGCGCGGGCGATGGCCTTGGACAGCTCCGCCCAGAGATCCTCGCCCAAGCGCTTCAGCATGGCCTGGTGATCGCGGTCCCAGGCCGGACGCGCCCAGGGCTGCGGGGCTTGGTGTTCGTTGCCGAACTCCGTGTTGTGCGCCTGTGGCAGCGGACCAGCCCCCACAAACATCTCAACAGCCGCCCGGTCATCACGGAACATCCTGCGATGCTGGGCACGCTGGTGTGGGGAGAGCTTGTCACTCACCGCGATACTTTCCACCAGATCACCATCTCCTCGAGGAGCCGCCAGCCGCATCAGCTTGGCCATTGGCTCTGCCGAGGTTTTCAGCGCGCGGCGCAAGACACCTTTGCCTGCCACCTTGCTCAGAGCGTCCAGCTCCTCTTCCAGCGCGCTGAAGCCCTCAACTTGCATCTCAAAAACCATCGCTAGACCTTAGCAACAGCCGTGATCTCGAGATATCTGCGCCCGTCGCCGATGTCCTTCACGCCCAGGATCTCGTAGTCTTTCCCCCGGAACCTCAGCCGGTGTTGCGGCGTGACCTTTGATGCAATCCCCCAAGCCAGACATTGGAAACGCGACATCTGTGAAGCGGTCACCTGACCGTTGCGCCACTTCTCGCCATCGCTCACGGGGATATGTTTGCACCATATCACCGGACCGACGGGCTCAAAGGTTGTCGCGCGCCGATACCCATCATCCTCTTTATGTGGCGCAAGAAACTGAACCTTTGCGCTTCGCTCAGCAACGCGCATGGTCATCGCCACCAGCGTTTGTAAGAGGACACCAAGCGGTTGATTGAGGCCGGAACCTCCACCGGGGTCTCACCAAACACAACAACCTCCCGTGCTTCATAGAGATGCGCCGCAAAGAGCAGGATGGCATGGCAGATGGGCTTGGGCACATCGGCAGCCGTGCCAAAGCCCGCGGTAAAGCGGATCTTGAGGGGCAGGGGGCAACGCCCCGGGCGGGGCCAGTCGCGCGCCTGGACATAGAACCGCCCACCGAGCTCAAAGAGCTCTGGCGATGTGACAACATCCCAAGTTCCCGCAGGGGTATAGACCTCGATCTGATCCACCGAGGCCACCGGTCCCAGCATCAGCTCCACCGATCCACCCGCCCCGGGCACATGGGGAAAGCTCTGCTGCCAGACCTGATGCACTAGCGCGAGGCCCAGCTCGCCGTCGTCGCCGTCAAACTGCGCCACCGCCACATCCAGACAATGCTGCAGGCGACCATCCTCTTCGCCCTCTTCCAGCCGCAGATGCGCGCGCAGTTGGGCGAGATCCACCGGCACCTCTGCCGGTGGGGTAAGACGCTCCATCGCCATGGCTCAGGCCGCTTTCATCTGCAGGACCTTGATGGCCTTGGTCTGCGCCGGGGCTCCATCGATGCGATGCACCCCCATAATGGCGAGGTTGGGGAAGAACTTCTCGCGCGCCACACCCAGAAGCGGATTGCCCACTTTGCGCACGTAATATTCCGAGAAGTCACCGTAAGCGATGGGCTTGGTGCCCGCACCGATCTGCGCCATCGCCTGGTTAAACGACACAGGCCGCCCGTTGAGCGTGGCAGGCACGCCCTTGGTGACATCGCCATCGGACCACAGATAGCGGCCATTGCCATCCTTGAGCTTGCGCAGCGCCTTCACCGACTGGTCATGCATCTGGTAGCGCACCTTGGGCCCACCGCGATAGGCCGGGTCCACCGAGTGCTCCAGATCCAGAATCTCATCAAAGGTGAGTGCATCGGTGGCAGTGGCCACATGGCCCACCGGCGCACCGGTGACAAAGCCCAGAGGCTCATTGTTGCCGCTGCCGGTGGTGAGCCAAGCATTGCCCTTGCGCCCGATCCGCTCGCCGATCAGCTTGCCCAGAAGTGGCTCAAAGCCAAAGGCGGAATCCTGCGCCAGCTCAAAGGACCATTTGATCCAGGGCGTCGCCAGCGCATAGGCCAGCAATGTGGTCTTGCCGAGTGCAATGTCACCGCTGTCATCATCCTTGCCCTCATCGCCCTCCGTGTGGGGTTTGGCCTCTTGGGTGGTGTCATCCACCGTCGGCAGATCAAACGGCGCGCCATTGGCGAGGTTGATCTCCGTGGCGATCTGCCCATCCATCATCGGGCCATGGGCGGCAGCGGCCACATTGATAAAGCCCGCCAGCGTGGTGGGCACCAAAAAGCCACCCTGCGCGCCGGTGCCCGCGTTTTGCGCCCGGTCTTCGCGGTAGCCCCGGCGCAGGGCCTCGCGCGCTTCACGGTCCAGCTCCGACAGATCCGCCCCGGTGGCCAGATACAGCCGGAAGGCCTCGCGGTATTCTTCGCTCACATCCGCGTCGGGCTGATGGCGGGTCTCGTCCTGACCCGGACGGCGGCTCTCGCGCTCTGCACGCTCTTCCTGCTCGCGGCGTTCCTCGGCCTCGCGCTGTGCTTTTGCCGCCCGCTCTTCGCGCTCGGCTTCTTTGATGAGACCATCGTATTGATCCATCATCGCGTCGAACTTGTCATTGGCGGCGCGCGCCTCGTCCAGCGGTGTTTTGTCGGTGATCCCATCGCGCAGGCTGGTGGCCTCGGTGAGAAGTTTCTGTGCGGTCTCGCGCAGTTCTTTGATCTTGCTCATGATATCCTCATTGAATGTGGTGATGGATGTGGTGGTCTGCGCTTGCCCAAGGCGCGGCATGGAAAAGGGCAGGACAAAGCGCCGATCAGCGCAGCCCCGACAGACGCCCGCGCATCTGCATCCGGCGGCGCACGCAGAGCGCGCTGCCGCCAAGAGCCGCCGCTTTGGAGCGAAGGCCAATCTCTGTGCCCTGATAGGCAGGGTCGGTGACAATCGAGACATCGAAGAGCCGCACCGAGCCGATGCTGCGCAGCGGATGCGCGCCGCTCTCATCCCAGGTCTCTTTCTCGGCAATGAAGGCAAAGCTCATCTTGGAGAGATCGCCGCGCCGCATCTTGGGCAGGATCCGCTGCACATCCGGATCCTGCCGGTCCAGCTCCGTCTCCACCCGCAGACCGCGCTGATCCTGCGACAGCATCAGCGTGCCGGAGCTGGTGCGCGCCAGCGGCAGCCCCTCGTGGTCGATCAGAAAGGTCACATCATCGCGCCGGTCCAGCGCAGCGCTGAAGGCTCCGGCCTCCACCACCTCTTCCCAGCCCCATTTATCGAGCGGGCCGATGGCGGTGCGCTCGCCAAACACCGCCGCATAGCCCGTGACCGCCAGTGGTTTGTCGGTGTCTTCGCGCAGCTCAATGGGCGCGACGGCGCAATAGCGCACCTCGCGTGTTGGATCGCTCATCCAAGCCTCCGTTAGTTTGTGTTGGGTTCCGCGTTGCCGTCCTGATCGTCAGGATCGGCAGGGGTGGTGTCGTCTGTTGGGGCAGGGGGCGGCGCGGCCTCCACCGCCGCGCCCTTGGCAAAGGCCTTGCCCGCCAGCTCAATCGGCACGGTTGCGCCCTGTACCAAAAGCACATCGCCGCCGGGCAGCGGCGCACGGTTTTCCAGCGCGCGCCCCTCATTGGGGGTCATCAGCCCGTTCTGGATCGCTTTGACAATCGCCTCGATGCGGGTCTTGAAGTCGCCCCGCATCATGCCGTCGAGGTTCAGTTTGACATAGCGTTTGGAACCGCGCCCGAAGATCTTCAGCGTCAGCTCCTGTTCGAACTTCTTCACCCAGCGCCGCAGCGTGTGTTTGACCAGGTGAAGATCCTGATGCTCGATATTGTTGTAATTGCCCTTGCTGAGTTCCTGCAGGAACACCGGTGGCAGCTGATAGATCCGCGCCACTTGCCCCACCGCAAAGACCTGCACCGGGGTGAGCTGCATCTTCTCCGGATCATCGCCAAGCCGCTTCAGCTCATGGCCCGCTGGCAGCGGCAGCACCGGCTTGCCCTCATCCGCTGCCCGCCGCGTCACCCGCATCAGATCCGCCGCTGAGCGCATCATCTCCTTTGCGGCCTGGAATGGGCCCGTGAGCACATAGGGCGGCACGCCGTTTTTGCCAAAGACCGTCAGCGCATAGCGATTGGCATTGAGCCCCTGGCGAATGGCGCTGGCGCAGGTCATCACCGGATTATGGCTGCTCACATGATCCGGTTTGAGCAAAAAGGCGATGTCGATCACATCGCGCCCCGGGTAGGTCTTCACCCGCCCGGAAGGCTCGCGGTAGTCATAATAGAGCCGCCCCTGATCCTTGCGCACCGTGGTGCGGTGATACTCCATCGGAAACAAGTTGATCACACGACCCTGCGCGTTGCGTTCAATGTAGGTATAGGCGCGCCCGGGGCCAAAGACCTCGGCAAAGAAGGTCTCGCGCCAGCTAAACGACGTGGTGCTGTCATTCACCGCCGCGCCCAGCACATCCACCACGCCGCCTTTGAGCTTCTTGTCTCCACCCTCATCACTCGTGGTCTCAAAGACCTCAATGGGCAGACCGGCCATGGCCGCCGACAGGAAGTTGATCGCCGCCCAGACGCCGGGCAGCGACAGGGCCTCGCGCATGCTCACCCCTTCGCCCACCTCACCGGAGAGCACCTGCGCAATCGCCGCCTCGCCACTGTCCACCAGCTCGGCGCGCTGTTCTGGCAGGCCTGCGCCTTCAGTCGCCGCGCGTCTGCGCCACCCCATCAATCCCACAGCATATCCTCCAGAGAATACTCATCATCGCCCCAGGGCGACTGTTCCTTGCCCGCCCGCTCGCGGCACAGCGCAATCCCCGCCGACATCGCCAGCGAGACCATGCCGTCGATGCGACCATGGGCCTTTTCCTTGTCAAACATCCGGTGCCCGGTGCGGTTCTCCGCGTAAGTCACCGAGGCCGCCATACTGTCCAACAGCGGGTTCTGCGCCACGGTCTGGCGGCCGTCATAGATGGCGTTTTCCAGCTTGTTGATGGAATCCGGCATCCACAGATAGATCTCCACCTCTTGCCCCGGATTGGTGGGATCCGGCACCTTCTCCAGCACCCGCTTCTGAAAGCCCTGCGGATGCACCTCTGTGGGCAGCACCAGGCCTTTTTCCGTCAGACTGTCTTTGAGCCGCTCCAAGCCATACTGATCGCAGGCGATCACCTCCGGCTGATAGCGGGAGGTCAGATCCGCCAGCGCGTCGGCCAGCCAGGGGTATTTAAGCCGATCCCCTGGCACCGCCTCGATGAACCCCTGCCGCACCCAGAGATCATAGGGTGCCTGATCGCGCGCCGCGCGTTCCATCAGCGTGCCCTCCGGTGTCCAGAACCAGGTCTTTGAGACCAGGCGCTCGGCGTCCTTGGTGGCATCCAGCACCCAGGTGAGGGTCAGCGCCGAGAAGTCGCGCACCTGGCTGAGATCCAGCCCGCCAAAACAGGGATATCCCTGCGCGGTCAGCTCTTCGGGATCCACCTCGCCATGGCAGGCCACCCAGGCCTCGCGCCGGATCGCCGCCGTCACCGATTGCGTCCACTGGCAAAAATGCAGCCGCGCAATGCCGTTGCGCTTGCCCGGCATCATCTTCGCCTGGTTCACCACCTTGGTGAGATATTCCTCATCGATGGTGACGCCCAACAGCGGGTTCACCTTCACCCAGCAGCTTGGATCATTCTCCCAATCATCGCCCTCATCCAGCGAGCAGATGAAGGCAAATGTGCTGTCATCCTCGACCGCGCCGGTGACCACATTGACGCCATGCTGGTGCTCTTCCCAGCAGATCGATTTTTTATCGGTGCCGGAGTTGGTCGCCATGCACAGGAGCGGCTGTTTGCGGAACTTAAAGCCCCGCTCCAACATATCGATCACATCCCGGTTGGGATGCTCATGCACCTCATCGGTGAGCGCGCAATGCGGGCGCGGGCCGGATTGCGCCTTTTCCGCCGAGAGCGGCTTGAACTTGCGCTTGTCGCCCCCGCGCCCCCGGTAGGTCATCTGCCAGACCGGGTTCTCGCCCTGCTGCTGCACCGTCCGCTTCAGCACCGGCGATTGATCCACCATCGCCACCGCATCCTGGAACAGGATCCCCGCCTGATCTTTCTTGGCTGCCGCTGCATAGATCTCGGCCCGGGGCTCGCCATCGGCCACCATCATGTAAAGCCCAATGCCGCCCAGCATCGGCGATTTGCCGTTGCCCTTGCCTTCCTCATCGTAAAACCGCGTGAACCGCCGGAGCCACGCGCCGTGCTGGGCGCTGTATTTTTGCCAGCCAAAGAGCGAACCGATCCGGAACGCTTGGCTTGGGTGCAGCTCAAAGGGTCGCCCCTCAAATTGCCCGCCGTTGAGCCGCAGCACCTGCGGAAAGAAGCGGATCGCCCGCAGCGCCGCCGCCAGATCCCATTTGAGCCCGCGTTTGGGCCCCTCAACGAGATCGCGCAAATGCCGATCTGCCGCCGCCCGCACATATGGCCCGGCCACAACCTCACCGGCCTCAACCGCTTGCGCCCAGGCTGTCACCGGATCCTCGCTGGCCGAGACCCGCACATGCTCTGCGCTCACGTCAGATAGCTCTCAGGCCCATTGGGATCGGCAAAGCTAAACCCCATCTGCCCCGCGCCCGAGAGACCCCGCTCCGCTGCTGGCGTCATGCCAAAGTCATTGGCCAGCCCACGGATCTGGCGGAAGGTCTCATTGAGCTGCGCCACCTCGGGCCGCGCCTTGATCTGCACCCCGTTGCGCGTCTCGCTCTCATAGGTCTCGCCGGTCTCCTCCAGCTCCAGCTCCAGACGTTCAAACCGCAGCACCGCTTTGCAGAGCTGTTTGAACATCATCACATTGCTGGGCTTCAACCGGTCCACCGTCGGGTGACACAGCGGCAGCGCCAGCCGGTCAAAGGTCCAGCGCAGCTCACCGGTCAGCCCCTCGGGCCGGATCTCCTCCAGGCGCATCCGCGCCCGCTCTTCCAGATTGTGAAGCGGCGCACCCTCTTCCGCGAGGGCCACAACTTTTTCCTCTGCCGGTCTGCGCCCTCGCATATCCCGATCAACTCCTTGTTCATGTGGCTTTTTCTATTCAATTTCCACTTTGCACAGACAAAGGCTCCCCCTCCGGTTGCCACCGCATCCGGAATTCCTTCGAACCCTCCCCCCGGCTTATCGGTTGGCGGGGTGCTGCGGATCCACTGGCCAGCCGTCCGCGCCGCGCTCTTCCGAGAACCCGCGCGCCTCCAGCCGTTGTTTGTTCTGATCATGATCATCCGGGCACAGCGTCTGCAGATTGCCCGGATCCAGAAACAGCGCCGGATCGCCCCGGTGCGGGATCACATGATCCACCACCAGGCGGCAGCGCTTGGGGTTACCCTGTCGCGTGCCCGACGCCGTTAGCGTGCCGTCATTGACGATACCCCGACGCAAACACGCCCGGCACAGTGGCTCCCGCGCCAGATGCTCAGGCCGCAGCCGACGCCGCCACGCCGACAGGTTGTACAAATGGTGATACGCGCTCCGTGCCGTCATACC